AGCGCGAGCAGAGCCGCCACCGCCACCGCCGTAAGATACAGCAGACCCCGTTATACTATTACTCGTGCCTACCCCGCCGTCACCTGCTACACTGGTTGACGTTGTGTCTGCACCATCGCCAGTTGAGCCACCACCGCCGCCGCCTGAGGACGGGAAAGCGCCACCGAAGGTATCACTACCACCAGCCCCGCCTGTGCCTGTAGAGGCTTGCCCTGTGCCTAATGAACCCGCACCACCTGAACCGCCATCAGCAGCTACGCCAGCAGCATTTGCGGCGTTACCTGACCCACCTAGACCACCACCACCCGCAGAACTTGGAGCCGCTGTGCCAGCAATCGACGAGGCCCCGCCAGTGCTTGTTGTATCTGCACCGCCTGTTGAGCCTGTGTCGCCGACCCCGACTGTAATTGTATAGGTAGAAGCTGTTGCGGCTAAAGTGCCTGCAATTACCTCACCGCCACCACCACCGCCAGCGCCCCTGAAATTACAGAAACCGCCGCCGCCGCCGCCGCCAACCTGCAAATATTCAACGTCCCCACCCGTGGAGAAAACAATCGTTCCACCAGTGTCGGCCAACCCGAAGGTGTAAATGTCAAAGCCGCCAGAAGTCGTCGGTGTGACTGATGCGGATGATACAACAGCGCCAGCTGGGGCCGATGCATTTGCACCAACTGCCGTTGATGTAGCAACGCCGTCAGAAGAACCAACGCCTGCGTGTGTGGCCTCGCCGACCGCAGTTGGTGTCGAAGAACCTTCTGCCAAGCCGTCGCCCGCGCCTGTCGCTTCACCTGTTGCTGTCGCTGTGGACGTGCCGTCGCTCGCGCCAGCGCCGCTTTCGATAGTAGCGCCTGTCGTATAAGTGCCGTCGAAAATCGCGTGGTTAAGCTGAATGTCGGCTGCGTCCCAGCCCTTATTTTTGCCAACGATAGATTGCAGTTCAACCGTCGCGCCGTCCCACGTCGTTTTGTTCGCAGTCGTGTTGACGTAGGTAAACCCTGTCGCGGTGTTGTAGGTGTCGGTTGTGGTTGTGATGCCTGATGCAACGCTTTGGAATGTGCCGCCCGCGTCAGCTGCCGCAAGGATGGTCGCGCCGTTTACAATCCTGATGTTTAGGTCAAAGGTGTCATCGACCCGCGCAACAGACAGGCGATATTGAATGCTGAATGTCAGCGTGTCCATGCTGCCAAAATCGGTGTCAGTGTTATCTAGCGCGTAGGATAAAACTTGCGGCGTGACCGCGTTAACAAATTCCGCCCGCGTGGCGTCGGACGCGTCAAGTGGGGAGGCTGCATTAAGGGTTGTTAAAGTAGCCACTAGCAGCCCTTCCCGCAATCAATGCAGCCACGGGTTTCAGGTTCCCAATCGCCGCAATCTACTTTCAAGCCGATCGGCTTCACATCGCGCAGATATTCGGGCGATGCATGAACCGCGTCCCAATTGCCCAAGTCGGCCCGCAATCCGCAGTCCCAAACGTAGCCATCACGGGCAGACGGGCGGACATGTAGACAAACCTTGCCCGCCAGCCAGCAGCAATGGTCCGCGCCTGACCCGCATTTTGACATGGCCTAGCCGCCAATCGTGGCGAGAGCAGTTTCCAAAGATGCAAGGGCAGGAATGGCCCTGAAACCATCAGATTGCCCGACAGTCAGCGACGTTGGGCGCACCAAGCGAAATTGCCCGTCGCCAATGTCAACCAGCGTGATGATTGCCGTGGCAGGCAAAGATGAAAGCCCCGACGCAAAAGCCGTGTTCCAGTCGTTATAAGCGGAGTTGATAGCCGCCAGTTGCGATTGAAATTCTGCAAGCGTAGCGGGGCCATTGATGCCCGCCAGTTTCGTTTCTGCAAACGCCTGATTGAGCGTTGCTTCTGCCACAAACGCTTGCCCCGCAACCTTGGCCGCGCCAAGACTGTTTTGCATCCGCTCGATTTGCGCCCAAGTGAGGACGCCCGTTGATGTAGCGGTCAGGTCAACAAGTTCCTTAGCCGCGCGAAGCTGGCGAACCAGCGTGGTGAGTGTGTCGTCAGAGAGAGATAAAGCCATCGGTCAATTCCCTATGATGCCGAAAGGTTGAACGCAGGCGACGTGATGCCGCCTGCGGTTCTATTAGGCCTCGGTGATTGCCGTGGCAGTGGTCAGGCGAGGCGTGACGCCCGATGTGACGCTGATGTTTGGCGTGACCGTGCCAGAATACAGGATGTTGCCTGCGCCTGATGCCGTATCAACGATTGCAAAGTGGCTGATGGTTTCTGTGCCGCCAGTCGCCGCCGTAAAGTCAATGTTGGCAACGGGCGAAACCGAGCCAGCCGCGACAGTCCAGCCGCCGCTTGTGCGGGCAACACTTTCGCGGGCGTATGACGTATAAGTCGCTTCGCTTGTGACCGCCGTGCCTGCATCGCCGGGGTCGCCAGTGTGCAGCGAGACAAAGATGTTTGTCAGCGGCGTGGTTGCTGTGTTGTCAGCAACCAATGAAATCGCGGTTGCGTTAAAGATCAGGTCCAAGATGGCCGTTTCTAGATAATCAGATTTTGACATTTGGTGTTCCTTTCAAGGATTGATGTCAGGGTGGCACGTTTTGCCGTGGATTTATAGTAGCTAGTCTATTTGACCATCTACCCAAGTGCGGAATTGCGTTGCGGTGATTTCGGGTTGTCCCTCAAGAACGCGAATGCGGTTCTCTTGGATGAAGCTGATTTTCAGAAGCACCTTGTTGACCGAGTTTTGGTTGTCGAATGCGCCTTTGATTGCTTCAACACGAGCGGCGTTAGCCTCGGCAGCAATAGCTTCTGGCGTCGGTGTGTTGTCTATCCAATCGCCATCCACAAAGTCATGGTAGACGCTTGGTTTGACAGGCACTTCAATGGTCCCGTTGGGGTATGTATCCAATATATCTTGCGGCACAACGCCCGTTGTCTGCCAGTAACCCCGCGTTGGATGATAAAAACCTTTTTCCATTAGCGCAACTCCAACCATGCTTGAACTGTCATACTTGTCGCGAACGACACCCTGTAATACCAAGTATCCGGGATAACCGCCCCAAATGAAGGCGCGGGGTTTGCACCCGCACTGCCAGTGATTAGTGTAGCATCCAGCCACGTTGAGCCATTGGATGAGACTTGCCACCAATAGTCACTTGATGCTGACCTGGAAACTGTGGCCAGAACTTGAATGGGTCGCCCCGTTGTATTCTGGTAAGACGTACCCGCAACTCTCGACCCTGAAACGTCCTGCCACGTTTGACCCAAACCAATCGCAGAATTTGCTACGAATGCCGTTGTTGCAATTCGCGTTGTGTCATTGCCTGTCGCCTGTGTTGGCGCTGTGGGGTTGCCTGTCAATGCGGGCGAAGCCAGCGCGGCCTTTGCATTAAGCTGCGTTTGAATTGCGCTTGTGACGCCCGTGACGAAATTGAGTTGCGCCGTGGTTGCAGTCGCGCCCGCCAGCTTGTTCAATTCCGCCGGGGTTGCTGTCACGCCGTCCAGCTTGTTTAATTCGCTCACGGTTGCGGTCAGCCCATCAAGCCGCGCCGTTGTGAAGATGCCCGTGGAAACGGCAAACTCGCCAATCGTCATCCAAAGCCCCGGCGCACCCGAATTATACATCTTGAGGATGTTGGGGTCGCCAGTAGTATCAAGCCACAAAACCCCGTTTGCCAAATGCGCAGGCGCGGATGCACCAGATTGCATTTCACTCAATGCTTTGAGCGCCAAGTTCAAATCCGTGCGCGTGAGCGGAAAAGTCTGGTTGTCGATGGTTAAGTCATGCTGTGACATTAGATCGCCTTTCCATAGCCGCGCGCGACATAGTCAAACGTGCGTGAAATCGTTGTATCAGAAGAATTGAAAAATTGGATAGTAAAACCTGTCGCTGATTTGCTGGTGATGCTGTAATAGTCGCCAGTTGCCAGCCCTTGCGCAGATATGCCAACGCCGCCGAGGGCTTTGAATGCGGGCGTGAACGTGACGGCATAAGTTCCCGCGCCCGAAACTAAATCAGCTTCGGCAATCGTTCTGTCCGGCATATCAACGCTGACAGATAGTTCGCTGATGCGCGGCGTGACGTTGGTTGTGTCCGTTTGCAAAAGCACCCTGAACCGCATCGCCCTTGCCGCGAAATCGCCAACTGTAAATGGAACCCATCCGCTCCAAGTCGGGGATGCTGTCGGGTCGTCGTCTGTCAGATTGATTTCCATTTTCACATCAATGTCCGAATAGACTTGTCCGTCAAACAAGCCCGTGCCGCTGTCGAATAGCCCGCCTGTGCTGTCAAACAACGCGCCGCCCGCTGCCGTGGCATCGCGCACAAATGCAACCGTTGACCAGACGCGGCTGGTGTACTTCGCGCCCAAGTCGATTGCAGCCGTGCCTGTCGCCGTCGCAAATTCATAAATGCCTTCAATCGGCGCTGTTCCGCCCAGTGCCACGCTTTCAATGGCTAGGAATGACGTGTCAACCACTTCCGTGTCGGTCTTTGTGCCTGTGAATGTCGTGTGTTCGTCGATGTCCTCAATGACATTCAGACCCTGAATTGACAGAATGTTTGTCGTAACAGAAGGCGGGGCGGGCGATGCGTTGCCTGTCTTGTCGTATGCCTGCACAAAATAGGTTCCAGATCGGGCCGCGATTGAAACGCTGGTGGCTGGGCGCGCAATCTTATCGACTACCGTTGTGGCTTCGTCGAAGTTCGCGCCCGTCAGCTTTGATGAATGCCGCACCCGATAATGCGACAAGTCCAAATCAGGGGAAGCAGTCCAAGCAAGGTGCGCGTTGCCGTCAACTACGCTGATGCGGAAGTCCGTCACATCGGAGGGCGCGTCGCTAAACGCGGAAACAAGGAAATCGTCAGTTTGCGCCCAAGCGGATCGCACGCCGAACGTGTTGATGGTGCGCGCCCTGACATCGTAAAGCACATCTTGCACGTCCAAGGCTTCGAACTTGCCGCCGCTGGCAAGGCCCAAATTCGTCCATTCGGTGTCGGTAGATTGGCGAAACTCGACCTCAAAGGTGTCGATAAATCCAGCGGTTGATGCGGTGCAGCTCACAATCAATGCGCCCGACACTTTTTGGTTCTGCAATCGCAGCTCGCTTGACAGCGCAATGGTCGGGATAGACGCGATGAAAGCGTCAGGCAATGACGTGTCATCAGCCGTGAAATCAGCCTCATCAACATTGCTGTCCCAATCGAACACCGCTTCGGATATTTCGCGCAGCGTCATTTCAACCAGCGGTTCGCCTTCTTCGCCAATCGCTAAAATCCAACTGACGCACTCGAATGTTTTGTTAGTCCAGCCCCACCGCTCATAAGTCAGGTTAATCACTTCACCGATTGCCACGTCCATTGCGTTCAATCCGAAAGCCGCGTTGACAGTCATTTGTTGGCGGTTGCGATAAAGCGCAATTTTGGCAATGCGCTGACAACGCGCGGGGCTGTCCGACATCAGCAGGTTCAAATCGGCAAGGTTTTCGACGGCGTTATCCTCTGCGACAAAACCAGCGCCAACCAGCGCAGGATAGCTTGTCGGTTGCCACTTGCTTGCTTCTGAACGCCATAGCCCGATTACGCCGTTAAAGTTTGACGAGCGGGGTATTTTTGGCGACACCGAAAGCGATCCGCGCAAATCGTCAGCAATCAGCGTTTTAGTTGGTGCAGTCCAATCGCCGGGGACTGACGACCATTGCCCCTGCGCATAGGCGGGGAAGCCTGCCATGTGGGTGTGAATGGTTGTTACGACTTCTTTCGGGGAACTTTCCGTGGAAAACGACCCGTTGACGGTGTAGCGGGCTTCTGTGCCGCCCGTGACTGTCACAACTTCATCGCAGACAGCCGCAGCTGCGATATATGCCGTGTCGTTGACTGCCGTTGATGCCGCTTGCAGGCCATAGGCGCTGGTAAAGTAATCACGCGCAACGAGCGCCGCGTTGTCTGTCCATTCAGTGACCAACGTTGACGGGTTATATATCTTCTTGCCTTTGACCTTTGCAGTGACAACGGGAACGCCATTCGGGAACGCATCGCGGTCAAATTCAAAACGGACATAAATATAACAAATGCCGCTCGCCTTGTGGTCCGCCGTCCATTGCTTTTCTGTCTCCAAGGACGCTGTGCGGCTCACCAGATTGGTGTCTGCCGCTTGTGCATCCGTGCCAAGGTGAACACGCATCACGGCCTTGCCTGCCCATTTGCTAGGGGCTGTGATGGAGACTTCGCCCGCCGTCACGTCGCCGTCTAGTGTCAGCGCTTCGTCGTCAATATAAATCGTTGTGATGCCGTCGCATTCGTGTCCGGCAAGCGCAATGCAGCGGTGTAGGTATTTGTTGCCGTTCGTCACGCTGTCAAAGAACACAACGCCGCCGACAACCGTTTCGCCATATATAATCGCGTGAGCATTTGCCCCGCCGCGTGCGTTGACTGTATAGCCGCTGTCGGCCTGCCGCGCGGGCTTGGGAGAAAGCAGATTGAGAGCAAAGCCAAGCGCCGCCGTGACAACGAAGTGCGTCAGGAATGTTCCCGCGCCACCGATAAGAAAACCACCAATGAATGCGCCTGTCGTCGCCGCTGTGGATACGGTAGAAATCAGCGCCATCGTCAAAGTCACAGGGTCGGCCTGCAACTGTGTTGCGGCAAGGCAAAAGAAAATCGCAATATAAATCAAACGCGCCATGCAAATTCCCCTGCCCCTGCGGGTAACACTTCAATGCCTTCATAGCCGACAAAGGCCGCGCTGTCGCCGTCAATGCAAACGCCGAGCGCATATCCTGTCGCCATTTTCTGCGCCAGCATCGCAACAATCATGCCGCGCTCTGGATTGCGGAAAACCCGCGTCAGGCGCTCGTCAATCAATTCCGTGCCGCTGTATAGCTTGCGCTTTTTCATTTCGGCCAGATATTCGCGCTTGGCTTCCATTGCTGTGAAGGCCCGCTTAACCAAATCATCGCAGTAGCCGAAGCCTGTCATGGCGTTGTGCGCCCCGTTGGTGAATGACAGACAGTCATGCTTGCCCCATTCAAACGGCGTGTGACCGACTGCAAGCAGATATGCATCAAGGCGCAAGGACCAGTTTGGCAAAAGTGCGGTCATCGCCCCTTGCCCCACGGCAAATTCTGGTTGCCCAGCGACGTGACGAAATCAAACGCCCGGTCATCAGGAAAGCGGGATTTCTGCGAGGCGGATGTGTAATAACGCTGCACAACGCGGTCCAGCATTTCCATGTCGTTTTCAATCGCAAGGCCAATCGTGCTGGATGTTGGCGTGTCCTCAACCTGCATGGTGTTCATCTTGCCGCTGAACAAAACCATCTGGTCGTCGCTATCCATCAATCCAATCAGCGACGTGAACGGACGGCCTTGGAATTGCTCTGTCAGCGCCAGCGAAATCAGTGTGGCATCAATGCCCGACAGCGTGACGGTTTGCCCGCGACTTTCGACGTTTGATGTTTCGACGGTTTCCGACAAGCCAAGCAGATTGCCCGCGCCCTGATACGTCTTTGCCCCAATTGTGCGTTCGCCAATGCCTGACCACAAGAACACGTCGCCGCTGTCAAATTCGGCTTCGACATAAAGCACGAAATCAACCACGCCTTGTTGAAATGCTGTGAGAATGGCGGCAGGGACAACGCGGCTCATAGCGCTTCAATCATGCTGAACGCATGTCCGTAGATGCCGGGGTGTTCCACCTGATAGCTTGCCGTGGGGCTTGCTAGGCGGAAAAGGCCAGATGCCCCGGATACAATCACTGTGGCCCCATCGGCGGGGGAGGACCGCAGGTTAGGCCAAATGTCGAGCGTCACGTTCCCGCTGCCATCCGTGTTTGCATCCGAGACAACTTTGTGAAGCCGCGTTGTTGATGCGCTTCCCAATTGAATGAAATCGCCAGCCAATAGCCAGCCCGTGACGTTTGTCGTTGCGCCCCTGATTGCGAGTTCCGCGCCCGTTTGGCTTGCCCCGTCAACGACAGGCGTGCCGCCAATAGCTCCGCGCGGCAATGCAGCGTCAGGCGGGGTGAATGTAAACGTCCCCTTGCGCCCGTCTAGCTTGAGCAGGAACCCGTCGAATTGCGCCGCCTCTGCCCGCTCAAGCGGCGGCATCGTGACATCAGCCTCCCAACGCTGGCCCGCATGGCGCACAACTTGCTGCGCGAGCGTAAAGCCAGACTGCGATAGTGCATCAACGCGCATGGCTCGCCAGTTTAGGGACATCACGCCGCGTACTGTCGGAAACGCAATTGGATATGTAATCGCCATTTACATCGCGCCCCTTTTTCTTTCATCCCGCACGGCGGCGAGTGTCATTTGTTTGAGTTGCGGCATACGCTTGGCAAGCACCCGGTCAATGTCGCCGTCACCCATTGCGTTGATGGTGATGTGCTGCACGACTTCTGTGCTGCCGCCACCGCCCGCCGCTTTGACGCCTAGCTTGCCGTCAGGGCCGCGTGACAGGGGCATGATTGCTTCGGGGCCCGCTTCACCCATCAAACCCATGCCCTTGGCCATAGGGAACATGGTTGGCTTGTCCACGATGCCACCAGTGGCGAATGGAATGACGTTGCCGCCACTGAATGCGTCGCCGTTGGCTTCTGCCGTGATAGGTGCGCCACCCGTTGCGCCCGATATAAGATTGCCAAGCAATCCCGCAAAGCCCGTGTTTGCAGAACCGCCGCCGACTTTAAAACTGCCGACGAGTTGCTGAACCACAAGCACATCATAAAGTTGTGCGATAATGTCGCGGGCCATATCGCGGAATGCGTCTTTTGCTTTCTTTGTGCCATCAACGATTGACGTAAGGCCGCTGCCAATAGTGCCTGCAATCCCGTTGGCTATGGTTTCTGCCGTTGCCCAAGCCGCTGCGTTTGCATCTGCCCACTTGTCCATCATGGTTTGAATTGCCGACGATACGCCGTTCGTTATTGTATCGGCTGTTTCAGTTGCTGCCGCACCCGCGCCCGCGATTGCTCGCGTTAACTGTTCGGCTTCTTCGATTGGCATAGTTGTCCCGCCCAACTGAACCATCCCATTTTCGGCTTTTGCTATCGCGTCTTTAAGCAATTTGATATTTTCAGCCGCCGTCTTGACCGCGTTTGACACGTCTTCGTCAAAGACATTATCCATCATTTCTGACATCAAATTCAATGCTGCGACTGCGCTCAATTCTTGTTCTTCTATTGCAGCAAGGTTCCTTAGTGCGTCACCACCTACGTCAGGGCGTTGTGATATGGACTGCCTTTGCATAACCGCGCCTTGATACTGCCCCAATGCGCTTTGATAAGCGTCTGTTCCCATCGCCAACGCACGGTTTTCAGCCATGACAGCCTTGGCGGTTTCATAGTGCGCTTGTGCCTGAACTAGCTTCTGGTTGGCGATTTGCACTGATACTTGTTGCGCGATTTGCAAATCCGTATTTAGAGTAGCAATTGCCCTCAATTCCGCATCAGCCGAAAGAACTACGTTGTCCATCGCTAGGTCAAGCAATTCTTGCTGTTTCCGCGCTTCATCCGAATTTGTGATTAAATCGCGGAACCAAGAACCAGCCTTGCCGATCAAATCAGCAAGTTTTGCTGCCTTGTCGTAAACGGCTTCAAACACGCGCACCAATCCTTCAAGGACAGGGACGACCACGCGCAAAAGCAACGTGCCTAGCTTTTCAAAGATGTTCCAAGCCTTTTGGATGGCAACGGTCAATCGCGTATTCAGCAATGCGGCTATCTTTTCATAGGCCGCATCAGCCGCGCCCGCTGCGCTCGCTTGCGCAATCATGCTATCTGTAAGTGGTTTTCCGTCATTGGCAGTTAATGCCAAGACCGCGCCCAATGCTTCGACCGATCCGAATAGCTTTGCCATTTCGTCGCTATTGCCGCCCGTCTTGATGCGAATGTCATCAAGAAATGCGGGCAGGCCGACCGCTTCAAGTTGCGCAGAATTAAATTCAATCCCCAACCTTTCCGCTGCATCTGCGGCCTCTTGGGTGGGTCGAATAACCCCTGACAAAATTCCGCGCAAGCCAGTGATAGCCATTGAAGTCGAAAGGCCGTTCTTTGTCAGCGCAGCCGTTGCCCCCACCACTTCATCAAACCCGACGCCCATTTGCGCCGCGATAGGCACAACCTGCCCCAATGAACTAGCCAATTCGTCAATTGTTGTCTTGCCGAATTTGACGCCAGTGAACAGCGTATCGGATACCTGTTCAGCCGTTAGGCCCGTTCCTGCATAAGCATTAACGGCAGTTGAAAGCACATCGACAGCCGTGGCGGTATTTGACACGCCGCCGACAGCCAAGCGGTTCGCCACGTCAAGCTGTGCTGCCGCATCCGCAACCGATCCAGCGCCCGCCGAAATTGCCTGATAAAATGCTTCGACCTGTTGCGTGGTTGAACCGCCGAACTGGTTTGACATCTTATATGCTTCATCGCGCATCAACTCCATTTCGGCAGTTGTGCCAGCGATTAGCGTTGACGCTTCACCCAGCGCGGCATCTAGTTTTTTAGCACCTGAGAAACCAGCGACGGCAGCAGCCGCAAAGCCCAGCGCAACAGTCGTCAGTGCAACCATTGAGACCGATGCAGCACCAGCGGCCAAACCAACCTTAGAAAGCCCGCCGCCTAACGCTTTGGAACGCCCGTGAACGCCGTCCATTGCCTTATCAGTTTTGCGGGCTTCTCGTGTGATGCCGTTCAACTCGCGCTTGACAACTGCGGCCCCGCGTTTCGCGCCCGATGGATCGATGTCGATGGATAAGCGAGCCATTTATTTCACCTTCGGGTTGACGTAAGTTCTGTAAGCATCATCCATCTTTTGCACCAATCGGGCAATCTGCTTTCGCAATTCAAAGCAGGCAACCCCAGCTAGGTCACAATATGCCGCAATTTCTGACAAATGGATAGCTTCCGCGACAATGTACTCACGCCCCTCGCGTCCGTATCGTTTGCCATAACTGCGGCTTGATGTGGTCATCGCAAATGCTTCCCAAATGATAACCAGACCCGGCAGCAGGTCTGGTTCGTCTTGTAGCGATTTAGTCAATTCGCCGCGTTCTAGCGACCGATCAACCAAGAACTGATAATCCTTGCCCCACTCCAACTGCCAGAGCAGGACATCAATTAGTTTTTTGCGGCGGCGGCTTCTTCCTCTTTTGCGAAAAGTGCAGTGTTTGCCATGTCACCTGTTAATTCAGTCACGACTTGACCCAAGACAGGCAATGAAAACAAATACAAGAAAGTCTCGCGCGTTGACTTGAACGGCTTGCCGCCGTCGCCCGTGGCAGTCGTTGACCAAGAAATAATCAGAATGTCATGGATCATGCCGAGGAACGTCTTTTCGTTTTCCTTTTCGACATCATCATTCGCAGACTTTACACCGCGCAAAGCAATCGCTTTCTTGCTTTCAAATGCCCGCATCGCGGCTTTCCACGTCGCGTTTTCAGTTCCCGCCATCCTTGTTTGGAACGTAAACGAACCAAGAGAAGTGGTGTATTTCAACTCAATTCCCGTATCCAGCGCAATGCCCATGTCGGGCGGTGTGTAGCCATCAAGTTTCATCATCTTAGAATTCCTTTGTAGGGTTTAGGTGGGGACTGCGCACCCCTACAGAGCGCAGCCCCCGATTTGACGCATCAAATTTCCGTAGGGGGTTCCTCGACAAGAGCCACAAGGCCCTTTTCCACCAGCTTTGCATCTGCCACATAATCGGCAGTCAAAACCACTGTGTCATTCTTTGCGAAATCCACGGGGACGCCTTTCGGATACCCCGTGAAACTCTTTTCAACTTTGACCTTCATTAGACAACGGCCCGCGTGATTTGCACGGTGCCACTGATGCCGCTGTCATACTGGCCCATGAAATCAACATCAAAGGCCACGTCATTGCCGTTGCCGCCGCTGGTCGGGTCGCCCGACATCAGCTTTGCAACAGGGATTGACAGCGTGTATTTTTCGCCAGTGACAGAGCCGAGAGGAACAGCAATCGCAATTGATGTGTGGTTTTTAATCGCGTTGTATTCATCGATGCTGTCGAAGTAGAGGCCGAGCGTTCCCGATACGGTGAACTGCCCAAGCGCAACGCCCGCCAAATCATCAGAACCAATCTGCAACTGTTCGCGGTTTTGGCTGTTGATTTGCAGGTTCATCGACTTGATGGCAGGCAACGTCAGGCCGCTTGCGGTGATTGTGCCGATGTAGGTGCCTGATGGCATCACTTCCTCGGTTGTCGCCGCTGTATAGGTCGCGCCCGAGATGATTGCCA